TCATAGTCCAGCCGCCGGCTTCGGCCTGTTTTCGTCAGAGAATAGGGTGCGTTGCAAGCGGGCCCTCTAGCCACGCTAGCGGAGGCAGTAGCCAACTGCAGTCCTTCGCGTTGCTTCGGGCTACGAGAGCAGCCCACAGGTCGCACACCACATCAGTGACACTTGGAGCCTAACCAGCGCCACTGCGTCGTAGCCATGGATGGTTAATTTCCCCGACATCAACCGAGAACCATGGCTCGCCGCCTGCTGGCGGCGTAGCCGACGACCCCGGAGATTGCCATATTGGCGAATTGTGCAGCTGCAGAAGCCACATTTGGTGATACCCGTGGGAATCGCCACTCCCCCATGGAACGCCTCATACCGGTTAGGACGTCGTTGGCCGTAATGTGGCTCGCCGATCCGCCGGTTCCAGCGTCCGCAGTGGTGACGAACCCGTTGACTGTGCGCGGCAGCCACTCGTAGACGGCCACGAGCCGCAGCCGCACACCAGTCGAAACGGGAATACCCGCCCACGTCACGATAAGAGCGTTGTGACCTGATTGCGAAGCAATGTTGCCCTCGAGGTTCTCGTAGAGGAGGTCAGCCGGAGCAGGACTCCATTTGATCTCCATCTTCTCAGTCGGCATGCGCTGAGTGAACCCCGAACCAGCTCGAATGTTCGCAACGGTGACACTGTCTCCCTGGATGATGGTTTCCATGGGTGCAACGGTGCCACTCACGATACCTTGCCTGTTAAGCTCGGTGCCAGGCCACATCAGCTGGATGCAAGCCGCCACGCAGCGTTGACTGCGGGCGTTTGTAGTCAAATACGTGTACGCGGGTAGGTAAGTGTCGGCCGAAGTGCCGATGGCGGTGAGAGTCGCCAGATCGGTGGTGCCGGTGGCATACGCCAAACCGGCATCACCAGTCGTACCCTTGACGAGCGCACCAGGCGCCCACCGCAGGAACCCGGCAGTGGCCGTAGCACCATTGCCGATGATGTAATCGGACTCCACGCGCACCAGGAAGCCGCCGTTGCCGGGGCCCACCGGGTGCACGAGGGGCTGGGTGCACGGATCCGCTAGAAGAGCGGCATACTGGGAGGCTTGAAGCCCCCCAGGGATCCCTCGCGGGACCCTAAGGATTCGCCCGCGTGGTGCAGCAGCCTGACGGCCGCGCGCTTGGGCGGCTCCCGTTCGCCGCTTCATGCTGTCAGAGGAAATTAAGAGGATGGAAGGTGCTCGTGAGAGATTGGCCGTCTCTCCGGCTCAGGTCTAGAACGAGGCCATCAAAGTGTCTTTCTATGACCTCCTGGTCGTCGGGTGCCACCCCAAACGCCAGCCAGAAGCTGTGCCGCCCAGCAGGGGTTACGTGGTAGCCCATCTTCCGCACACCACGCGCCATGCGGGCAAAGCCGGAGTCCTCAAACCGAGGCGCACCGGCATAACTGCCCGCCAACCCGTGGCGCGCTAGCATGCGGTAGAAGGACTCCATCACAGGGACGCCCTCGCACAGCGCCAGTCCGCAATCAGAGACGGCCTTAAGCCAGCGACGGTACTCCTCAGTACTAGTCCGCGCTGAAGCCTCCTTCATGATCACGTCCTTGGCCAGTGCCTTCTTGGGGCTCCTGCACATGGTCCACGTGTTGGGCGCGACAAGAACGGGCTGGGTCTGGCAGAACTCAATCTGCTCAAACTCATGCACGGGCTGCTCCATTTTGATCTGGAACCCGTACTTGAGTGCCCACTCCCCGAACGTGTCGACGATCTTGGAATACTTGCGGTCGTAAATGAGCTGGCAATCGTCCCCATTGTTGGCCAGCTCAAGTGGGATATTGTGCTCAACTGCGAAGCGGTGGACGATGGCGCACGACAGCAGGCAGTTGCCCATTGCCGTGTTCATGTCGCCGCTCATGCGACCACCCCGCACCTGATAGGAGAACGCTCCGTCTGCGCAGCGAACAAACCCCTTGTTCAGGAGCTGTAAGCGCAGCAAGGCAGCGAGCGTCTTCCGCAGGTGGGGAGGGAAGCATTGCAGGTACACGTCGTGCTCCCAATCCAGCGCCGGTGGGCCGACATGCTGGTCGAACCGCGTAGCATCCAGGCCGCGCGCTTCCGGATTCTTTGGCCTGAGCCACTTCTCACGGAGTATGCTAGCCGACTGGCGTGCGTTGATGCCTTTGAACACCACTTGCAAACCAGCGCCAACCCCGCTCCGGAGGAACACCTCAGTGATTGCCTCATACAACTTGTGCTCAAGTGGGCGAAGAAAGCAACCCACAAGAACGTTGTACCGCGCGCTTCTTGGCTGAATGATGCGCGGGGCAGGATCAGGCTTGCTGTCACTGAGGTTGACCAGCTCGCCTTTTACAAACGAGTTGAGGTAAGCGTCCTTGGCGGTGAACGGCTTGGTGGCTAAGCCTTCCACTGCGGCCCGATATCTCGACGCCCGCGCCCCAGTGTATAGCCCGACAAACTCGTCGGGCGTCAACGGGGGGGTCCAAGCGCAAAGGCGGGCCACACTGGCACCGAATGTCCCAAGGGTCCTCGGAAACACGTTTGCGAACGACCTGGGGGGCGGTGCGAGGCCTGTTTTGGTCTCGACGGCAAACACCCGCTCCAGGACCGCTCTCCTGCTATTGGCGATGTTGTTGTCATGCATCACCCACGTGCCGTTGCGCCCGAGCCCAACGCCTACGGCACAATGGCGATGCTTCTGAATGCCCAGTACGTGCGGCAACTCCTTGAGGCGCGCCCAGGGCACGCGGCGATTCACCTGGGTCGACACCCCTGCCAGCACCTCTAGGCACCCCTATCCTGAACCCGCCCCAACTGTTTGGCGGTCCGGGAGGGCAACT